CCGCTACTGGCGTCAACATGAGCAGCTAGTGGCTGATCGCATACAGAGCTTGGGCCTGTATGGGTGCATTGCCGTCACACCGTAGGGCAGTCTGTTTAACCTCCGTCGGCAAGCCGGGACTGCGGAGGGATTCTGAATTGTGAAAGAGCAGGAGGTCCCTTTGAGGGCCTCATCCGGTCTCAACCGGCGATGAGTTAAAGTTACAACCATAAATTGTACTCTGCAAGCGTTAATTGTAATTTTATTCGTGATTTTACAATTTAGCCTTGATTGAGGCACAAAAAAGCCCGCAGGACGCGGGCTTGTGTATTTGTGTATTTGCGCAAACCTGATTAGCGGTTAACACATAACGGATGAATCAGTTAACAAATGGCCTGTTACAACTTCTTGGCATTCCAGACGAGCAGTACTCGAGCCATCAGTATAAATCGATCTTTTAGCCCATCAGCGATGGTGTAGGATTCATATAGCTTATTGTCAGAGATTACTCGAATGTCGCCACCAGGAAGACGCTGGAGGCGCTTGATGAAGATTTCGCCATCGATAGCGAATACATATACCGCATCAGACCTCAGCTCTGTAATGCCACGATCTACCAGCAGAGCATCCCCATGGTTGAACGTGCCGGCCATACTGTCACCGTCGCCTGTAATGATTGCCAGGTTATCGGGTGACGTATAGATCAAGCTTTGCTGTTTAAGCCACTCCAGACTGACCGTCATGCGCTGTATTAAATCGATATATCCATCTGATAGCGCACAACCATCGCCCATTGATGCCTGAACGTCAAATTTAGGTATCTCAATAAGGTGCGTTTCATCAGGCATGGAGACGTTAGGTTTGCCGATTAGCGCCGGCGGCACGTCCAAAGGTTCCGACAGACCATGCTCCCTTAGCCAGGAAAGCCCTGCTGCTGCGGCCCCATTTGCTACGTCTCCAACTAGCAAATACCCAACTGATACGCCCAGCACTTCAGCGATAGAACTGAGCTTCTGATTTCTAGGCACATTTTTACCGGACTCCCAGGCCTGAACAGACTGAGGCGTGACTCCTAGTCTGCGTGCCAGCTCCGACTGATTAAGCCCTTTATCTTCGCGGGCCTTAGCGATACGTCTACCTGTCTCGTTCATGGGCGGGAGGATACAAGCAGTAGTTGTAACCAGCATTGCAATTTTACGTTGTAATGCATTTCAAAACCGTGTAAGTTTAAGTTGTAATTTCCGTATCCGAGGTATGCCATGAAAGAAAACGCCGTAGTGCGTGCAGCCAAGGCAGCGGGTGGACAGTCCGCCCTTGCTCGCATTCTTGGTTGCACGCCTCAGAACGTACAACGGATGTGCGCTACAGGCCGAGTTACTGCTGAGCGTGTGCTTCAGATCGAAGCTGCCACCGGTATCTCTCGCCATGAGCTTCGTCCTGACCTTTATCCATTAACTAACGCCGCTTAACCAGCAACACCAGGAGCAGTAAAGCATGTACGCAGACCCAGAAGACAAGCGCAATGCCGTTTGTAAAGTTCGATTCACAGCCCAGAAGAAGCGGCAGCTTCAAATGGAGGCACAAATGGCTGGCATGCAGCTATCAACGTATCTGTGGGAGTTAGCCGAACTCGGCCGTGCATTCCGTGCCGCTGAGGCAGTGAAAGAGATGTACGGCGTTACGGGTAAGAAGAATAGCAAGGCCTGAGGGCCCTCAGGAGGCCTTCATGTCTGGATTTGACGCCGATTTTTGCGCCCTGCCTCCAGAAAGCCAAGAGGAGATTACTGATCTAGCCGTCGTCATGAAATGGAGCATTTCACGGGCAACCGAGGAATACCTATCGATGGCTAGTTCGCTCGCCGCGGCTAGCAGGGTTCAACAAAACACCAGAAAGGCACCCGTGCTGAAGATGGTGGGAAGGAGGGGTTCCTAAATGGGGCCCCAAAAAAAGTGGGCCCTAATTGGGTTCTAGTGGGCAATAAAAAAGCCGGGATTGCGGCCCGGCTTCTTCAACAACACTTCAACTTGTAGGAAGAAGTATGAACCAACTAGCCTTTACAAACAATACTGGCACCATGTCTAGCATTGATCTGCTGGATATCGTCAACCAGGAACGTGATTCTGCCGGGGAGAAAGAGATCCGGCGCAATGACTTTAATGCTCGTTGCAAAGATGAGCTTGAAGGTGACTACTACGAAACCGTCGTAGTGAAAAACCTTAACGGTACCACCTCCGAATCGATCCTGATGACTATCGATCAGTGCATGTATGTACTGATGCGTGAGTCGAAACTGGTACGTCGTCGTGTCCTTAAGCGCCTCAAGGGACTAGAAGCTACCAGCAGGCCTGCGGCCCCGACTATCTCTCTGCCCGATTTCTCCAATCCTGCTGCTGCGGCGCGTGCTTGGGCCGAGCAATACGAGCTGCAGCAAGCAGCCAACCAGCAGCTAGCTATTGCAGCCCCTAAAGCGGCCTTCGTGGATCGCTATGTAGAAGGTACTGGCCTCAAGGGCTTTCGTCAGGTCTGCAAGCTTCTGAATGCCAAGCAGGGCGACTTCCGCATGTTCCTCGTTACCTCTCGCGTTATGTATCGCCTGGGCGGTGAGTGGGTTCCTTACGCCGAGCACATTGATGCTGGGCGCTTCTCTGTAAAGACCGGCCAAGCAGACAACGGCCATAACTTCAACGAAGCCAAGTTCACACCGAAGGGGGTCGAATGGATTGCCGGGAAGTGGGCTGCTCACCTCAACGGAGAGTCGATGTAATGGCCCGTATAAGAACTATTAAGCCTGAGTTCTGGACAAGCGAGCAGGTCATGGAGTGCCAGCCTCTGACCCGCTTGATGTTCATTGGGCTTTGGAATTTCTGTGATGATGGCGGCAATCATCCTGCCTCAGCAAAAACGATCAAAGCCCTGCTGTTTCCTGGGGATGACATCTCTACTGCTGGCATCAGCCGCATGATTGAAGAGCTGCGCGTTAACCAGCTTCTGTCCGTCTATGAGGCCAATGGTAAGCAGTACCTTCACGTCAATGGTTGGCGGCATCAAAAGATTGATAAGCCGACCTTCAAATATCCTCGTTTTCAGAGTGAATTCGGCGAGGACTCGTTGAATGGTAGCGGAGGACTCGGCGAGGACTCGTCGAATGATAGTCGAGGCCTAGGCGACGGAAGGGTAAAGGAAGGGGAAGGGTATATATCTCACACACACAGCGGCCCTTTTGCCCTAACGCTGAGCTGGATTCCTGACGCAACGATGCTGAAGACCTATGCATTGATGTCCGGACTTAGCGAATCCCTGTTTACCAAAGAGGCAATGGCTCCCTACATCTGCCATCACGAAGCGAAAGGCCTCGTGAAATCCGAAAAGGAATGGGTATCCGGACTGGTCGCCTGGGTAAAGCGCGATAAGCAACGCGACTCGCGTGTTGTTCGCATGCCTGTACGCCAAGCAAACGGCCCTGACTTCGACAGCACTGATTGGGCTAATGACCTGGGAGACCTGTGATGAAAAGCGCACACCAGCTAGCCGTCGCTATTAACCCTAACAACGTCCCGGTCACGCCTCAGCCAGCGAAAGTGACCAATATTGACAAAGGAACTGCTGAAGTGGTGAACAGCCTGTTCAAGCAGCTTCAGGCCATCTTTCCGGCCTGGAAGCAGGCATGGCCGGATGATGCCGCATTGGATGCAGCCAAGAAGTCATGGATCAAAGGGTTCATGGCTGCTGGCATCACTTCAATCGAGCAGATCCGCTTTGGTGTCCAGCAGTGCCGCGCCTCGGGCACGCCTTTCGCTCCCAGCATCGGTCAGTTCATCAAGTGGTGTGAACCCACCGCTGAAATGCTTGGCCTGCCATCTGCTGACAAGGCCTATGCCGAAGCCTGCCGCAATGCTCATCCATCTGCTGATCGTCACTGGACCCACGCAGCCGTGATGCACGCAGCCAATGAAACCGGCTTCTACAACCTGAACACGCTCAAGGAAGACGAGAGCAAGAAGCTATTCAACCGCAACTACGACATTGCCTGCCGGATGGTTGCTAAGGGCGAGCCGCTGAAGGAGATCCCGAAAGCCCTGCCGTCCGAGGTGAGCGTTCCTGCCAAGCCTGAGACCGTTAACCGTGAGCTGGCAAAGATGCGCGCCATGCTGAAAGGAGGCCGGGCATGAAGTGGGAGCAGACAGGCAAATACGTCCTAACCGGCGAGGGTGGCTACAAGGTCGCTAAATACATGATCGCTGACAAAGAGCTCTATCAACCCTGGCTAGGCATGGAAGCCATCGGCTACCCCTGCGACACGGTGAAGGAAGCCAAGGAGCGCTGTGAGCGTCATTTTCAGATCATGGGGAGGGAAGCGGCATGAGACATCAATTCAAGCCCGGTGATCTTGCGATTATCACCACTGATGTTCGTCAGGTCATGCCGGGCAGTGTCGTGCAGATAGTGCGCTTCAAGCCAGCGCGACAGCTTGGAGAGCGTTTGGACGGGAGGATTATCCGTTCCACTGAAGACGCTTACCTGTTTACCCATCCGAGTATCCCCGAAGGATATGGGGCGTATGCGCCGGTTAGGTTCTTCGTTCCTCTTGATGCCGACTTCGTGCCGGACGAGAAAAAGGTGCAGGAGGCCAAGCCATGAGGACCTACACCCTCACTACTGACCAGCTCAGAGAGTTTGCAGAAAGCCTGTTCGATGACGGCTACCGCTGCGCCGCTACTGTGAGCGAGAAGGGCGACCCAATGGACGTGTTCCGTACCGAGGCTTATTACCACGCTCGCTGCCGTGATGTGGAGCCTCGTCTGTTCAGCGTGGGAGGTAAGCGCTAATGGATCACATCATTCGTACCCCTATGGATCGCCAGCGCCTTATCGGTTTCCTGTCCGGCCTGGACCTGACCAAGCCGCGCAAGATCGCTATCACTGAGATCCGCAGCAAGCGCAGTGATGCACAGAACCGTTTGCTCTGGATGTGGAACAACGAGATTCAGAAGCACCTGCGTGAAGCCTATGGACAGATCGCCAGTGCTGAAGAGTGGCACGAAATAATGGTTGCCAAGCTGTGGCCGTCCGAACTGCACCGTGTCGAGCTGCCAGATGGATCTGCCTACAAGGTAGGCCGCGCCAAGACACGCGGCTTCACCCAAGCGCAGATGACCGAGTACCTGGAGATGCTGGACCAGTACTGCGCTGAAAGCCTAGGCCTGCTACTGCCGCACCCAGAAGACTTGATGATGGCTATCTACGGTAGGAGAGCAGCATGAAAGGACTCATCATCAACAACGGAAACCCCAGTGCTGTGACTGTTGATCATGACGGGGTAACGGTGACGTTCTCCACCTTCGTTGAGGCGTGCAAGTACGCCGACAAGATCAATGACACCAAACCAAAAATGCGAGTCATGAAGTCACGGGCTGACAAGCCTCTGGATGAGGTGAATTTCCTATGAGATTCCCAGACGACCAGCTGGACATGTTCAGCCAAGAGAAACACCCACACCTCTATGACTTCAACGAAGAGAGGACCGATAGGGTCGCGGTTTCCCACGGCGACGGCGAACACTACCGGGTCGGTGATGAGTGGCTGCGTGAGTACGGTTTGTTGGAGGAAGGGCAATGAGCCATGCAGAAGAGGCCCTATGCCTTCACCTAAGAGCGAATCACCTTT